ACCCTTGAACTCACTGAGGTTGTGAACTCATATCTCTACGAGAGCAATCGGAAGCATATTGGATTTGATCCTGCCAACCTGCGTTCGTAATTTGTGTATTCTAGACAATGGCATCTGCTCCACGTATCGCCCCAGATGTCTCTGATGCAGAAGTTGAACGCGGTAGAGTGTTTGATCCTTCTTCTCGCTCTCGCGCATCATCAAGTGGAACTGCAGTATCTGTAGATGCACCGCCCCCCAAGTCAGTAATGGCAACTGGCCTTTTCAGCTCCACTGGTACTTATTCTGGGCTGACTCGCAAGCTTAAGGGTAGTCGTCGTCGGCCTAAAAAGAAGACTAAGAAGGCTGGCCGTCGTAAGTCTCGTCGTTAAACTATGAATCCGATGCGGATATCCGTATCTAGTTCATACTTTACTCCTTCTTGAAGTGAACCTTCAGGAAGCTCTGCAGGTTCAGGTACGTCACCTCCTGCTTGTCCGTCGTGCGCAGCAGCTTCGCGAGGGCAGCGTTGGGGAGGATACGGCGCTTGAACTCCTTGTCAAAGCACCCGTGGCTCTTGACGTAGTCAGCGATGAACTTGGTCACCTCCGTCTGGGAACGCTTGGAACCAGCGGCCACACCCATGAACGCAGCGAGCTCCTCGCTGATCGGGCGCTGGCGCAGGAAGGCGTTGTTCGCACGGCGGGCCTCCCAGGCAGCGCGGGCCTCAGGGGAGAGCGTCGCCGGGTCAACCTTGACCTTGCGCTTAGACTCGCGGGCCTCGCGCTTAACCGCCTTGGCAGTCGCAGCCACATCGGCGAGGAGGGTGCGCGTGGACGCCGTCAGGGACGCCTGGAGCGCCTTGACCTGGCTCTGGAGACCAGCGAGGATCGCATCCACCGAGCGAGTCTCGGGGGCAGCCTCAGGTGCAGCCACAGCTGCGGGGGCGGCAACGGTAGGCACCACGACCTCGGCCTTGGCGGCAGGAGCCTTGCGAGCCTTCTTCTCAACAGCCGGGGCAACCTCGGTCACAACCTTCTTTGCATCAGTGGGGGCGGTCTTCTTCATGTTTGACTTAACGACAGAAGTAGAAGTTGACATTTTAACGCGCGGGTATGATCCTTACCTACCGCCCGCACGTAAACCCCTTTAGTTGCCAATAACCTGATGCCTTGCCGAGGCTATCATAAACGCAATTTCATGAATGCCTCTGTCCTGGATTAGACAGGTCATTGTTGCGCATGAGCTATACCACTGTGAAAACTGAGGCGATTCAATTAGGCTAGTATAACTCCGGCGAATATAGTTCAGCAATCCGGTTCTCCAAGGACGTATTGGTTTCTCTAGTGCCCATGCAGACACTATACGCATGAGTATCTCTAGGTATCTCGCCATTTGCCATCGGTTCATTGCAGCCCATGAATTTGGATGAAATCCTTCATATCCATTCTCCTCCATAATTTGAGAAATAGTATTGAATCGGAATGTCATTCGTTCAACATCTTGAGGCTGTACGTGACCGAGTGGAAGTTTATTCCGAATTCTGTAGACATATATCTTACGAATACGCAGACGTGCTTCTAGGGGGAACGGTTCTCTTGAATAGGGGTTTGTTGGATGCAACTCTCCGCGAAATAATTGCATTATACTTGCAATTGACATCCACCAGAGCTTATCATTTTGCACCCATCCAAAGTACTCAAATGGGTGGACTGAATTCTTATCGTCTAGAGTAACCAGTTCTTCATCGTTAATACATGCTTTACGATTTAGGACACCTGGGCCAGAGTATCGCAATCTTCGTCGTACTAAAAACCCCCGCAGAATGGATTGCAACTTTATCACAGAACTCTCTTTTACAGTTCCTACCCATCGCACAGGATTTCTAGCTTTAGAATGCCTTCCACAGAACTCAGAATTTATAAGTGCATTTGCAGAACACTGTTCGGTACACCCCTTCTTTCTAACAGACGCACATTGTACCATTACTTCTTTAGAACACTAGAAGCTGAAACCCAAAAACGTGGGGAAAAATGGATCTGGTCTAGGCCAGCCAAACCATATCACACCCAAAATGGCAACCGTAGCTCCTATCGTCAACGTCCGCAATATTGATGCATCCAAGGTCTCTTTCTCCGAGCCCCGTAAGAATGCGAAGGGAGGCACGTCTGTTCAGATCCGTTATGACGGTCAGAGTTTCCAACTCCGTATCCCCAAGATGAAGTACCCCGGCGGTGTCTTCGTTCGCGAGGACGACAACACTGGCAAGGTTGACTACAAGCTCATTGGCTCTCTAGCCGGCTGCGATCCGTACAATCAGGAGCGTGCACCCGATGAGGCTGGTGAGTTCGGCAAGCTCTACAACTTTCTCCACGACCTTGAGGAGAAGCTGGTTGCCGCAGCAGTTGCAAACAGCCCCAAGTGGTTCGGCAAGACTCGCTCTGAGGCTGGCGTTCGCGACAGCTTCAAGCAGCTCCTCTCGGTCTCATCTGAGAAGGGTCCTGACGGCAACCGTGTGCCGAATGGCAAGTATCCGCCTAGCTTCGCGGTCAAGATCCCGGTCTATGATGGTCAGGTCAAGATGCAGGTGATTGACTCCAAGGGCAACCCGGTATACATGACGACTGACAACATCGTTGAGGTGTTCCCCAAGCGTGTTGAGGCAAATCTCGTGATCTCGCCCAGTATCTATGTGGTGAATGCCAGCTTCGGCGTCAGCTGGCGCGTGGAGTATGCGCAGGTCTTCCCCACTGAGCGCACCAACGCTCGCTCGGTCTTCATGGACGATGATGCTCCTGCCGAGGAGGAGTCTGAGGCTCCGGCTGGAACTGCGCAGGAGGCGTTCTCACAGCTTGAGGAGCCCGTTGAGGCACCACCGGCACCTGCTGTGCCCGCGAGCCGCCGGAAGCGGGCAGTAGCGTAGACCAGACAGCTGAGCCCTCTGGCGGTGAATACAAAATGCAGTCGTGATCTGCAAACAAAATCTTAGAAATATCGGGATAACGTTTCCCATTTTTCGCTAAGCATTCTGGAGTAACAACCCGCCAATCGCCATTTTTGCAGAGTGTCTGAAAGGACTCCACACTTGTAATTGAATGATCAATACAGTATTCATACACATGAGAAGGAATACGGGTCCAGATAGTCTCATCGGTAGTCGTCCAACCATCTTCTTGCAGAAAGCTCGCAAAAGGACACTCGTAATACCATAGCACGTTAAATGTGTCTGCACCGTGCTCAGCAACTCCAATACGCTCTATATCATCATTGTAAAGCCAGTAAACATCGTGGCTATATGCAGGATCGCGAGTACCCCTTAAAACCTCTCGTCCATCGTAGTTCCACGACTCTGCGTCCGTATCATAATCATGGGGAGCAACGCTACGGTTTACAGAGTATACTACATTCTTGTCAATCTTTGACTGCATTATGAAAAGGTAACCTTGCAAGGTACCTCATGCAAACGCAGACTCTTTGTCGCAGCACGAGAAAGCTCGTGCCTCTTTCGGCGACCAGGTTGCTTTTCGCTAGTATCTGCAGTAGCCGCCTCCATATCCGCATGAACGTCATCGTAATGATTCTCTAGATAGTGGAGGACACCATCTTGAATCGCCCACTCAAAGAAGTTTAACTGACCTACTGTAGTATCCAATCCATTGAAGATTGTCTTCTTCCAGCGACAGAAGGGATCAAACATCTTTTTGCTATACGCCTTGAGATGAGACTTATACGCAAGATACACGTTTACAAACCGATCCTCGTGCTTGTATGCGACATCGTTCTTCTTCGCATAGTTAGTGACCAACCAGTCAAGCAAGCGGAGCGAGATCTGCGAATCACCTGACAGAATACCACGAACCTTCTCAAGATTAGCATTGTTTGCATAAAACTTTTCCAATCTGTGGAGAACCCATTGCTCCTTTGTACGAATGACCTCCATTTACACTTTCAGGTGGTCAGCCGGAAAATGGGTTTTCTTTTAGCAGACATGTAAGGGTAATGATCCCATTTCTAAAGTATCTTAAAGCTGCAAGCTGGCGAGGGACCCATGTACGAAAGCAGATGAAACACTATGCTCACAGTGTACGCCTTGGAGGAGGATCCTACAATAAGACATACTCCGAACTTGCACAGGCATGGAACTCTGAGCACGGAAAGTACTGGTTGCGTGACCGCAAAATCTGCCGTGTTCTGCGACTCTACGGACAAAACGATCAGAGGACCGACGCGTGGCATACCACTCGTTCTCAAATGGTTACTGCTTCGGAAGTGTGTTCTATTATCGATGGAACGCCTTCTCAACGTCAGGAGGTTCTCATGCGGAAACTTACACCTCGAAATGATAGCGGTCGGGCACAGCACATGCGGAACCCTCTGGTTTGGGGAACAATCTTTGAACCCATTGCAAAGCGAGTGTATGAGCGGGATACTGCATGTAAGATTCTAGATGTATCATGTGTTCGCCATAAAAATGTTGAGTTTCTCGGAGCATCTCCCGATGGTATCATCGTGTGTCCAGACGATCGAGAGCGACACTACTGTCTTGTAGAATTCAAGTGTCCTATTTCTCGCGAGATAGGAGGTGATATTCCAAAGGCATACTATCATCAGATGCAACTTCAGATGGAATGTGTGGGGGTAGACGAGTGTGAATATGCGGAGTTTCAGTTCAAGCTGGTCTACTATTCGGAGTGGATGGATTTCAAAGGAGAAAAGGGTATCTTCGCTCAGTACGATGATGGACGGATCATAGAGTGGACATCTCCAAGCGGTGTTATTGAGGATGGTTCTCTTGCATATTGGATCATGAAGGGAGTCCATCGTGATCTAGTTACAAAGGAGGAGGGGTGGCTTGCAAAACATCTACCCGCAATTGATATCTTCTGGAAGGAGGTTCTGCACCATCGTGCTGCAAATACAGTTCCCGAGAAGCCCGGGATTCTAAAGTTTGAACTTTAGACAACTACACCCTGCCATTGATTGACTCGGTCTTTTCCAGGTGCGCCAAGCATGGGTGGAAACTGAGTTGGGCTTGGAGAAAAGTTGTTAGTCTCCTGCCGATACGAAGAGTCCTCAAGAGATTTAGTGCGCGTGTCATTTGCCTTATCAACCTGGGGGATAAACCCTTCACGACCAGTCCAGAGCATTCCGAGGACTACCATAACTGCAATACCAAGCCATACGTAGACAGGAATCTTCATTGTAAAAACGGAAGGAAAGAATCGCATACAGCTACAAGTATAATGGAGGAGAAGGCACTTGAGACTCTTCGCGCAATCCTTGGACGTCGTGGTCTGCAGACCACTACAGTTCACACTGGAGACCATACATATACCATCGGAGACCGTGTCATCATCTTTGTTCCCGGGAATAACCCTACGAAGACTGCTCTTGACAAGTTGTTGGATGAGCATTCCAAGAATGTTATTATCGTGACAACACTACCTCCATCAGAATCAGTTCGGGCTCATATGCGAAACTATGCAGCCGATGGTGTCCAGCTCTTTAATATGATGCAACTCCAGTTTGACATCATGACCCACAAGAAGTACGGATTCAACTGTCGGATTCTGCCGCCAGACCAAAAGGGTACCCTTATGCAGACCATGCGTATCTCTAATTATCGTCAACTTCCTCGTATTGGATACGATGACCCGTATTCTCTATGGGTTGGTGGAAAACCGGATGATGTCTTGGAGTTTGATATCCCATCTGATTCTGCAGGGTGGTCCAAGAAGTACCGATATGTCGTAACAAATGTTGAAGAGGTATAATGGATGATCCAGGGACGTTTCAGAAGACCCTACAGGACTATCGGAATGCATATATAGCAGTGAATATGGTCCGAGCAGATCCAAATACAATTGCAATTCCGCGAAATGCTATTTTGTCTCAACTTGATCGCCTTCAAAAGGTAGTTGATAGTGAGAATGCAGAAATCAAAAACTTTGCCGACAAGTCTCGGCTTGCTCAAACCGACTTTTCTGAAACCGCAGCCGAGGCCCGTGGATTACGCGAGAGGCGAGTGGACTCTGGGGATACTCTGGCTCGGGTAAAGCACGTGAGCGGAGAGACTCCTCCTTCACCCGATTGGTCTCCAATGTACAGACGTATTGGCGTTGTTGGGGGGCTAGTTATAGTAGTGTATTTGGCGAAGATGATAACAAAGGTATAGCTGTTGGAAGCTCAGCGGGGTTTATGAATGTATTTTTTAGAACAAGTGAAACTACAAGTAGAATTCCAATTCCAAGTGCAATAAGATAGGCCATTACAGTCCAGTCACTTCGTGTGTTCTGAAAACTATACTGATCATACATGCTCTTAAGAACTTTTCGTTCTCCATAGGAGGCCTGTAAGTTTTTAATATCCTTCTGAATGTCTACAAGTTCGGCAAGAAGCTTGTCTCGCAGAGAGTCTAGATTTACCTTTGACTCTGTGACAGCTACGAGTTGAACCATGCTTGAAACAGTAGCACTCATTGCCTGGTTCATATTGATAAGAGTCTTGGAGTACTCGGTCATCTTCTCGGGATCCTTCTCAGCTATAGCCTGTTTCAGAGCACTCGCATAATCTGTACGTTGTTTGGAATACGTACTCTGTAACTGCTCCATTATCTTCTCGTGTGCAAACAAATATGCCGACACTTCCCTTCTTTGAACAAGGTGGTCCTGGCGTTGAAACACATCGTCAGGTCGCAGATGCTTCAGATTTTACTCGCTACAAGCGAATGGTTGCACAGGCCGCGTCGTTTATAGGCACCACTCCAAAATTGGGTTGGCGAAGCCCTTCTGTCGCAACGGATGTTCGTCTGATAAGTGGAAAGATTGGACTGTTTCGTGGTAGGTTTCCGAATGCATCGTAGCGAAACTATTCGGCATAATGCATAATGGACGTCTACACCAAGCTAACATCAACTATTAACAATATATTCGCGACTCAGCTTGCGGGTTCTATAAGTTGGCAGGTGGTTCCAGGTGAACTGGTCCGAGTTTCATCCTCGCCAGCGGGGTATACATGGGGGTTAAACGCAACAAACAATGTATACGTCTGCAAAGAACCGTGCACTGGCTCCTGGACGAATACTAATCCCCCAAGTGGTAAAATTCTTGATATCACTACTGATCAAACAAAGGTCTATGCTCTAGTTGATGGAACCGAACGAGTCGTGTATTCAAAGTCTATTGATGGGAGCGGTAGCTGGAGTTCTCCTATTTCTGCTCCGGCTGATTCTAAGACAGTTGTAGCAACATCAAAGGACATCTTCATGGATACTGATAGAGGGGTATTTAAGTGCGGTTCTCCATGTTCTCTTCCATCATGGACGCCTACAGTCATAGAGAGTGCGAAGCTAACAGGAAATCTCGGAACATTCCAGATGAACGGCGATATTGCTGGAAATCTACAAGGAAATCCAAATAAACCTATACTTTCAACATTATTCGTCCCAGGTGCAACTTCTGTAAAACCGACTTCTGCAAGTGCTAGGTTTGCATACGGTGTTGATACTGATAATGTCGGAAAGGTGTACCGTAATGGAGTGTGGCATACAATTCCAGGTCTTGCAGAGTATTCTCTTTCGGCAGTATCTGGAGAGATTGATGACACTGCAATATATGCAACGACTACTGACGGTGTAGTTTTACGTTGCAGTGCACCTTGCTTGGCTCCTGAAAATGTATTTAAGGTTAGTACTCCTGGCTTAGCACCTGATCCCGAACGTATAAAACAAGTTTCTGTAAACCCCCAGAGCAAACAGGTATGGTTACTCTCAAGTGCACTTCACGCTGGTTCTGGGGGCTATGGGATATACAATCATAAGGACGACGCCCCGATGGATATAAACTCTGCAGTTATTCCACTTGACCAGAATCGGAGTAATGTTCTCCTGGATATTGACTCTCAGTATAAACGTGCAGAAGCAAGTACGACAATTGGCGCTGCTCTAGAAAAGACGCAGCGTATGGTTCATGATTCTCGCCCGCGTATGTCTCCCGAGGAAGATCCTAGAATTCTTCGCCGTAAGATTGATTTTATGGATGCTAAGAAATCAGTATTCCTTCTTCAAATAGCATGCGCAACCGTTCTCGTAATTTTGGTATTACTGATACTTCTCCCCCACCCATTCTCTACAATGTTGTCGTTTATTGCAGGGTGCTTTGGAGCAATGGTCGTTGTATCCTTTTCCACCTCATAGCATAATGGCGAATCAGGATTCGCGGCAACAGGAAATACGCATTCAGCAGCTATTCAGTACTATGCAAGCTGCTGAACGTAACAAGGATATTGATCCAATCGCATATAAGAGGGCAAGAATTGCGTACTTTCGCGAGACGCAGGGCGAAAGTTGGATTGCAACGGAAGAAGCTTCGCTTGGAAATGAAGCCGATCAAACCATAGGTATTTGGAAGAACAAGTATATGGCCCTTCAAGGTCTCCGAGATACTCATCAGACAAATCTTGATATTGTTCGTGGTTCCGAAACTAGGCAAAATGTTATGAGCGATGACCTAAAGTATGCAGTTGGAGAATTGAAGCGTTTGATTTCTAAGGATTCCGATACATCTGCGTTGACTGCAAGAGAGGCCTATCTACAAACTATTCAATATGGCCCACCTAGCTGGGGAATATACGTTCTAGACGGGCTTATAGTATTTCTGCTGTTGTATGCAATCTATAAACTTTATACCTTTTTTGGCCCAAGATGGGCTGCAACGGGTGCGCTTATAAACTTTGAAGAGGCCCAAAATGCCCAAAGGGAGTTCGCAGCCTATCTCCGTCAATAACTGTCTCAAGACTAAGTAATGTGGACGAAAGTTGCCGTTTTTATAGTACTGCTTGCATTGCTGTATGCAGTTAGTATGTTGCAAGTTGAGGGGTTTGATAGCAACAAGGGAAAGACAGTAATCTATTCCGATCCCGACGACTACTATGATGACTTCTATGCTTCCTTCTATAATGCATTGTTCCACACGTCCGATAAGTTGAGCTACGAAAGGGCATCCTTCCGTGAATTGCTTCTTGACGGCCAGGATAAGGCAAGTCTAAGCATCCTGGATTTGTGCTGCGGTACGGCACCTCACTCCTGTTGGTTTCACGAGGCTGAGATCAAATACACTGGGCTTGACAAGTCCGAGGGTATGCTTGCAAAAGCCAGGTCTAACTGTCCATCTGCGAAGTTTGTCAAAGGAGACGCTACCCAACCGGCAACATTCCCACCTAAATCTTTTACAGCCGTCCTCCTCCTACAGAGTTCTATCTATGAATTTCAAAACCCTAAGGTTGTCGCAGAGAATACCGCATACTGGTTAGAACCCGGTGGATACTGCGTGGTTCACGTTATGCACCCGAACAAGTTTGACCCAGTTATTGAACTTGCATCGCCATTTGCGGCTTTCTCTCTCCAGAAGTATTCAGATAAGCGGGTTGTTGACAGTGAAGTGTACTTCGACGATTTCAAGTACAAGAGTAGTTTCAAGAAGGAGGAGAAGGATGATGATGCAACCTGGAACGAGACTATAACCTTCTATGATGCAGATAAGCATAAAGGTGTCAAATATCGCGAGCAAAAGCAATCTCTTACCATGCCATCCATAGAGAGAATTACTGACATGTTCAAGACGAGTGGATTTGTTCTTCGGGATACTATAGATCTCGTCAGTTGCGGTAGAGAGTATCAGTATCTACTGTATTTTCAGAAGTAATGGAGATACGAGACCCACGAAGTATACGAGATTTCCAGACAAGTACCTTTTCTGGACATCCACGTGCACACGTTTGCAAGGTATTGCTAAAGGCTATTGAATTAGGGCACGCGGATTACGCATGCTACTGGACTCTTGAACTTCTGTGTTCGGGGTTAGTTCATACAATATGGGGAACACTGTTTCATGGCGCAGCAACGTATGTAAACCGGGGAGCACCCAATGTGTTTACGTATCTTGCAGAATCCTTTGAGAAGTATATGCCATTGGAAGCTGGGTATTCTGTAGAAAACATCGTAACCATCAGAAATCATCCCGATGTTCGCCGTATTCTATGTCAAGCGGCGGCAACTGTTGCGCAGTGCAGAAAGAACAAGTTGGCAGCATTGCCTACAATAAAGCCTGTTCACGATTTCAACTCAGTAACAATCCACGAGAGTATTCGCGCCCCTTCAGTTCTCTTTGGAAAGGAAGTTCTTCGCCAACAGGACCCATACTCTCTAGCAGTTGCAACGAATGAACTGTGTTATTCATTGAAAGCAGATGTTCGGGATTCTGCAAAAGCTCTCTACTGGATTTCTTGGATGATTGCTCTTGCGAGGGAAACCAAAAAGGCAACAAAGGAAGGATTCTTGATTGCATCGCGCCCCAACGAATACGTTGCCGAGATACATTCCCGTGACCTAGTCTGGCTCTTTTGGGAATGTATCTTTCGCCATGCAGCCCAAGCAAAACCGCATATTGACACTCTGTTCAAGATGTATTGTTTACGTTGGAGTCCTACATCTCGTAAGGAGCGTCAATCATTATTGTTAGCTTCAGTAGTATTAGTATGCGATGCCCCTACCCTTGATACGACACCTGTAACAGGATCCACTATGCAGACGGAAGCACTTCTCGCTCAGATTCCTCAGTGGTTAGACGCTATCCAGCGAACACAGCAGACTTTTTCGGGACACTAAGCAAATGAAGCTTGATCTTCGCAAGGTTCAGACGTCTTTGATCGCAGCTCTGGTATTCTACATTGTTAGCAGTCCCATAACCTACAGTCTGACGGAAAAGCTGTTTGGTGGATGGACCCGAATTGCAGACCACACTGGGTCTCCTACCGGTCTTGGTCTCTTCGTTCACACGTTGGTATTCGGTGTTGTAACGTATCTTATGATGGTTGCATACTAAAACGGATTTCCTTAACTGTATAAATAGACCCAGCACACAATGTTCTGCCCATCTATCTCTGCTTCCGCTGTCGCTTCCCTTATCGGACTGAATCCTTACCGACCTCGCCATGAGTCCATGTATGCAATTATGCGTAAGGAGTCCACTCTCAAGGAGCGCATGACACGTCTTGAGAATGAGAATCAACTCGTTCAATATGAAGCAATTCGCCGTAAGCTCGCATGGGCTCCCGAGGTACGACACGTCGTCAATCTGGGGATCAAGGAAGCCCAAACAAACCAGAATATCCCAGCGATCGTGGAGCGTGCGGGCGAGGCTATCAATACCGTTGCAAGGATGCGGTTTCCTACGATCCCCAACGATGTTCGCGAGGCACTGGTTAAGGAGTGCGCATCCGACATTCAGAAGCAGCGTGGTCTCCAGAATGAGGACGCTGTTCTCAACGAGTATGAGAGTACTACTCAAACAATTGTCACACAGCGCAACACATGTATGCGCTATGCCGACTGTGGGACATACAAGCTGTGTGGTCGTATTGACGGATACGTAGAGTCGCTGAACCGTATCGTAGACAGCAAGGAGCGCACTCGCCACTGGCCGACCGTTCCGGTCTACGACGAGATTCAGATGCGGGTCTACATGGAGCTTATGGGCTGCCCCGAAGCCGAGCTGGTTGAGCGGTTTCCCAACGGCAAGACTCGGAATACCGTGTATACCCGTGATGCTGCCATCTGGAAGACGATTCATGACTCACTTGAGAAAGTTGCTGCCGAGATGAAAGAGGCCGCGAGTTCCGACGAGCTTCTGCTGAAGATTATCGAGGCAAATGCGTTTAAGGATGTCTCTCGTCCTATCCCCAATGCGAGTAACGCGTAGTAAACCGGATGATCTTCCAGTACCCACATCAAGTTACCAGACCACGTTTCTCTGGACGGAGAAGGGTATGCTAGATACAAAGCTGGGTATTCTAACAACCTACCAAGTTTTGGATGGAGAGGTAGATATCAAACTTTCTAAGCATACTGGAAGTGTGTCAAAGGTGTACCATTCGGAACCTGCAACGGTTACGTGGTATAGTAAGACGATGTGGCGTGAACAGACTCCTACGTATGATGAGGTTATAAAAATGGATACGCATAGTAGCTGATACTCAACAGCACCAGAATGATGTCCCGTATTGGACAACCGCGTAGAAACTTCAGCCAACAAACACCCCTATACTACAAATGTGGCTCGGCGATGTCGTGACCCTCGCGGTCGGTACCCTAATTGTTTTAGTTTTGATTCATCTTGCAGTTTTTTGGGTGACTCAGAAGCCTGCTCCCCAGGTTGTGTATATGCAGGCACCTCCTCCTGCTTTCGTGCAGCAGGACGTACAACATGTAAATGTTCCCGCAGTGGAACCCCAGGTTCAAGTGTCTCTACCCGAGCTCCCCCGCAGACACGGAGAGTAAGCAATTTCAAACATTCGGAACCCCCGGGTGGCTCTCGTTTGCCCCCGGACCCACAGTGCAATGGATTCCTCGAGACGGTGTTCCCGAAGAAGTCCAACTTGTCATTGATGAACGCATGTGTTGTTCCACTCTATTCAGAGTTGAACGACTCAGTAAGACAGTCTATGTCGTGGGAGACATGCTGTATTTGAATGGGAAGCATGTCTGGAAGACCCATACATTTGCTCAGAGGTCAAAATGGGTTTCTGCTCTTCTTGCAGAGTTTCACACGAAGGAGTTGGGTCAGCTTATTTGCAAAGATGAGATTGTGGATCCGGTAATACGTGGATGGGAATACTACCCGTCAACATCACCTGGGCAGGGCTGGTTCGTGGCTCTTCCTCCTATGGTTCCCACGAAGTGGCACCCAACAGAGTCTCCCGATATCTGGGTCAATTCCGCCGGAAATAAGCTTGAAGTGCGTTCACTTGAGCTTCTGAAGAAACTCCGAAAGCAACCCGTTTTGCAATCAAGGATTATGAACGGAATTGTAGAAATTCTTCCCTAACAACAATGCCGAAGGACACGAAACCTACGGCTCGTCAAGTGACACAGAGGAAAGAACGGAAAGAACGTATTGCAGAGCAAACTCAGGCTCTTTCAGAGAATGACTATGCAACTATGGGCTTCCCGGGTATGCGAGAGCGGGAGGCTATGGATAAAGCGGCAAGTCAAGGGAGACTAATGCGTCCTGCAACTGCAGCAATGAACCGCGTTCTTGCTATGAAGGCCCTGGAATCTGCAAAGGTGCGCGATGTAAAGACCGCTGTAATAGAACAGAAGGCTCTAGATGCGCGAATTGACAAGGATTTGGCTGCACGTATGGAATCTGCAATTCCTACAGGAAGCATTCCGGTTCAAAACCCTGGACGCAACCCCTTCATGACCGGCACTCGCAGACGTAAGAAGGGTGGTCGCAAGGGACGCAAGACTCGCCGTCGCGCGTAAAATGTCGTTGAGACATAAATGCAGTGTGGTGCACGTCGTAAGAAGGGTGGTCTCTCATTGGGTGTTGAGCCTAAGGTTTATGGGTCAAAGCGTAAGTCCCGTCGTGGTGGTGGCTATGGGTTCGGTGGCGTAATGGGGACGAACGGCGCAGAGTGGGCTCCTAATAATACCTCGGATGTCGGAAAGCCTGCCGGTGGTCGTCGCAAGCGGAAGGGTGGTCGTAAGACTCGCCGGAAGACCCGAGGCGGCGGTTCAATTGCAACGGTTGGGTATGGGTTCACTGGCCAGGGTGCTCGGGGTCTCGCAGATCCCCATGCATACAACTCAAATCCCCCGGGTCCTCCCGGGTTTATGGGGAAGTAATTTCAGATTCGTATATAATGGTTAGGCGAACGAGAAGGCTGAAAGGAGGATTAGGTACACCTACTGCTCCTGTCAATCAAACACCACTAACACCGGTGGGTCCAGTAGTTCCAATGTTTCAGAATCCAATACCACAATTGCCAGTAGATCCCCCTGCACCTCCAGCTCTTCCGCCTGCAGCACTTCGTCCTCCGATGCATCCGGGTCCGCGGCAGCGACTAGCACCCGGACCGCTTACACCAAAATTGATAAAACAGGGATCCTATGGATGTCTGTATAAACCATCATTGAAATGCCCAGCAAGTTCGGGAATAGTCCAAGGGGAGAATGAAGTCACCAAGCTCATTAGTTCAACACATGCGGCAGATGAACTTGCTGAAGCAGATAAGCTGAAACCGATAGATCCTGATCAGAAGTATTTTGTATACTCTGGAAAGTCGTGCAGCATTACGGTAAATGCCGCAAATCCGGAGATAAATAAATGCAAAGCAGTTCGTGGAAAGATAAGCGCAAAGCTACTTATTATGCCAGATGGTGGAATAGATCTTGATGACTTTGAGCCCTCTCGTAAACAGTATAGTCCGACACTTACTGGAATGCGAAATCTATTAGAAGGACTTCAAAAGCTCCACGATGGTGGATACGCACATTATGACATCAAACCTGGGAATATCGTTGCTCGTATGGACGGAGACGTTTGTAATATAAGATTCATAGACTTTGGACTGATGCGAGATCATACAATGTATCCGAATGATGACTATAGATATGAATATAATTATCCATGGTACTGTTTTGAGGTCAAGTTTCTATCCACTAAATATGATCCTCATAATTTAGCCACAGACTGGAAAAACTATCGCGTAGGATCTCTTGGTTATCAACCAGAATCGCGCGATAATAGTGCATGGATTGATAGTACAACAAAAACAATTCCTAAGCAATCAATTCAGCAGGCATCTGTTATGGTGTATCAAAACTTTTTGGCTGATAAGAATGGAACAGGTTCTCAAATTCTTATACAGAATGATATATTTGGATTAGGTCGTACGCTTGGGCAAATCTATTACCGATTGACAAGTCAATCTCCCGGTAAACAGTGCACTGAAATATACTTTAAAGGAGCATCTGGTGGAAGATTGAAGTTAAAACCTACTCCTACTCCTGCAGATCTTGGCGTTCTTGAGCTGACACCGAGTGGTCATACGTTTCAATTAAACCTTTCAAACTTTTCTAAGGTATGGTTCACCATGTGTGAGAACATGATGCATCCTGAGCCATCAAAGCGAATGAGTCTCAAGGATGCTATAGAGTACTTTGATGGAATAGTTGCTCCTCTGATTAAGACTTACTTTCCGTAATTTCGTTCCATAGGATAAATGGATACCTTACTGGCAGGTCTCCTCGTGATTGCATCATCCCTCTACCTGATGAGAAAGAATCATGCCAACTTTGTGGTATGGATTCTTCTCGGTACAATCCTTGGCAGGTATCTTTTGCGTCTTTCATGGTCTCTGGCCGCGATTGCTGCCATCGGTCTTGTTGTTCTGATAACATGGCGTTCCTGCTCGTACCATGTTGAGAATTTTGAGGGTAAGGAGAAGGAGTCTCCTAAGGAGCCTTCTGCAAAGGATCCTCATGTGGATCTGGGTACCACGATTATGCATGCGTATCGCAACCTTTCGCCCGAACAGATATCCGGAATGCGAAAGGATACAAAGGAGTTGATGGATTTGCAGAAGGAACTGATGGGTACTCTCTCGGAGATGAAGCCGGCAATCGAGCAGGGCTCACAGATGCTTGCTAGCTTTCAAACCTTTTTCGGCAGCGGCGACCCGGCGAAGATGCTTGGTGCTACTCCCCCAGCCCCTAGCACTCAGTCCAAGGCGTAGACGCTCAATAGCCTCTGCGTATACAAATACATGGTACTTGGGATCGTTGCACGAGATGAACGGTCCTCCTGCTAGCTTGGTTATAAACACCCAGTGTTTTGCGTACTCGCGCAACACTTGGTATCTAGCCCACTTCCACCAGACTTCCATAAACTTTATAAAGACGCTGACTAACGCTAGTAATGAAACTTGATACCCGGCAATCCATGAAAAATACAGAATGAATGGTTGAAGAAACATGTCATTACTCAGCAGTATCTTGGACATCCATGTCTCCGGTTCCAGCATGGACTGGAGTTGAACATACTCGTCTGCCAAAGCGAATGTTCCGTTCGAAGGGAGCATCCTCAATTATTAGTCCCTCTGGAGAAAGCTCGGTCATAACGAACGACAAACGATCAGCATATATAATCTTTCCATATCGCGACTTGGGAAAGTATGAGTGAACCAGCTCATATGTTATGACGTTTCCGGGAACTACAAACTCGGCCATGTCAGAAGTAAGATCTATCGTATCGCCACTTGGAAGCTCATACCCAAACCACATCCAAGGAGCACGACCATGAACTTCAAACGGGTCCATATGACTCTGAATATCACCGGAATACTGAACCCACGTCTTCTTAGAGTGTCCGTTGTCCCATGTCTCTGTAACAAAAGGACTTGGAATCGGAACACCTTCCTCAAGCTTATACGGCGGAAACCGTAATCCCCTCGTAACAGTTAGAGTCTCACCCTTGCACCAACGCCAACACGTCATAACGCGAAAAAGCATACGAATGCAGAAGACTCCAAGACGAATTGACCCCTCCTGCATGTCTTCCATATAATATGAAGTCATCCCTTTACTTATCTGGATCGGTCGCAGCCGGTAAATCACCTATAACCGCACCATCCTGAAACTTCTCAGTTATACTTGTCATCAGCATACGGTCAATTCCGATCCCCATTGCGATAGACGTTGCAAGAGTAGTGATGATAAACGGAGTCGCAATGATAAACCATGAGACAACGCCCAGATCAATGTCGCAGAGAATATCAAGCAAGATTGCCCCTGCTGCACCGGAAACCAGCTTCACACCAGCAGTAATAAAGTTGGAACGCGCCAGATCAAGACCTGACTGAATTGCTATAAACAGCAAGTAGAGAGTCGCAGGAGGACACAGATCTTCAATGATACGCATCTTCACAGTTCTTACCTCTCAAACAGTAAAAAATGTCCGAGCAGATTGTCCAGATTATGAGCCTTGTTGTGTGCACAGAAGATGAAGCAAATGCGGCTTTCGCAAAGCACGGGGATGTAGTTCTTGCCGTAGAGTCTCTTATGATTGTGCCAACTACAAGTGGAAATGCATATATTCCCCCGAAGCCTGAGATTAATCACATGATGACAGATGAACAGAAAGAGCGCTGTGACCGGGGACGTCAAGTTTGCGATACTATTAACGCCTCCCGAAAGTTAGCCTACCATTCTTCCAAACAGCAGGCTGATTCGGTCTCTGAGGTACAACAGGAAGTGTCATTGCATCCGTCTGAGGACGCTCATTCCGAACAGACATCATAATGTTAATCCGAACCGGATTTGCGTTTGCAAACGATATCACCTCATTTACTCCAATTTTGGCCGTACCAAAGAATGGTTCCGCATGGTTCCGAGACTCCTCGGACTTTGCAGAATATGCATCTGGATCGTCAAGCTTCAAAATTTCTGAAACCCATAGACTAGTGTCATTTCTCGGTATTGCAATACCGGCTGGCTGAATCCACTCTTCTACACCTTCAGTACTGCCAATCACATTCTGACTATAGTTTCTGCCATCGGATTTTGCGTATAGAACCGGGATTCCGTTAATCATAGATTCCGCTGCAGTTATACAGAAGCTTTCCGTTCCGCTTAATATGAGCATAATTCTAGTTTTGGCGTAGATACTTTTAACATCTCTAGTGAAGTCTACCCAAGTGATATTCGGCGGAACCTCAAGACCTTGTTGGTCGGTTGGAGGAAAGTAGAATGAGCGAATACCTAGGAATTTATGATTAGGCATTTCCTTAGCAATCTTTAAGAACTGTACGAGCCCTTTCACAACATTTGCATTAACTAACGTTATATATTCCCGCGTTTCCTGGATATCCAAAAGAATTGGAGACTTTTCAATGAACGGGCGTTGAAGCTTGTGATTAACAACAAATGAGGGAAAATTTCCGTTCAACATTGCTTTTGGTATAAAATTATTAACATACCAGAACATCTCAGGCCATGTAACCTTAAATGGTACATTAAACATTGAAAGTGCTCCTGCAAAATGAAGTGTGAATATTATAGGTCTCTGAAACTCACGATTTAATCTACGAACTATATTTCCATGAGGAAAATGGGGAGAAATCCATACACTTGTTTTATCTAATTCTTTACCAGCTGTCAGATATGGTTTCCATGGAAAACCTTCGTATTCTCCCCCCGCAAAGTTACCCCGCATAGAAGAACATGAAATCAATATAACATCGTGTCCATGCGATTTTAGTTCTCTTGCCAAACAGAGATCACTATAAAACGCACCACATCTGTCTGGCATATCTGCTTCAAATACTGCGATGAACATACTCTTATTAAGTATTTGAGACACGTTTCATGGGAATTAATCGTGTGTTATCGCCCCCACGAATCCAAGGCTCTACCCAGTTGTCAGTGTCGGCATACTCGGCTGCCTTGTCGGCGATCAATGGAGAGAAGTAGTGAGGAATTGTCTTATCCGAGATAGTGTTAGTCTCTTTGCGATTGCGAATACTAGCAGACTGTATGAGAGTTGTCTCGGTATCAACCTCTCCAGGATCGCCTCCACCAAGGTTAGGAGTCGTAACAAAGGGACGAGGCCAGAGCTGCTTGGGGCCCTTTGTTCGATGAGCGCCATCAATACCCCACCTCAGTTCAGTATTAGTGTCCACAGTACACCCTCCGGCCATTCCATAGCCAGCCGTAGGAACTAGCCCAACATTTTCAGCAGCAATAGCAGCTGGGTTCATTGTGCTAGAACAACCAGAGTCTGTTTGCGAGCCCATGCGAGTTTGAGCATTCGTATTCGCAATATCTCCAGAGTTAACCTTATCATTGACTCCTCGGGTAGGAGCAAAAAACCAGTCCAATACCGTAGTGGACATTTACTTGAGAGCGGGAATAAAACGGAAGGTGGCTTTACTAGTGCAAACTCAGTAGCACTATGCTGTTTCAACCTTGTGATTGGCACGAGCACGACGCATTTCTGGATGGAACAAAGCAATACGTAGTAGATTCGTATGGCAGATTAGATGATGGACGGGTTGCCTGTTTACGCATAACCGGTTTCAAGCCATATCTATACGTCAAGGCGAGAGGATCTCAAGCAGACCTCAAGAAGATCGCCAAACTCACTGCACAAAAGAAGTACGATGTCATGTCTGGGTTCAACGAGTATACTCCGATAGACGTTTGGAAGCTTGAGGTCAGCTCTCTAGAGGCATTCCGAAAGCTGAAGGGTACTGTTTCGGACTATGATGTTTACGAAGCAGACCTTCCGCCATTCCTCCGAATCTTCCATGAGCATAATCTTGGTCCAGGGTCTCCGTTTCAGTTTACCGGAACCGTGCTTGACATGGGGGAACGTGAGATTTCGGTAGATGTCATGTATCGCGTGTCTCACATGACACTATCACCTACAACTGCTAATATCCCATTGTTGGTGGCATGCTACGATCTTGAGATGTACTCTGGCCACGGCAAGTTCCCTCTGGCAAAGAAGGAGTGGCTAGCAGTCTTTGCCGCTATCTGCGAAGACGTCGCGGCTGCACCTGAGTCCGAAACGTTGCTCAATATCGTCCGTCGCCGACTGGAGATGGAGGGTGGCGAGTTCAGCGACGAAACTATCGTCCGATTCCTGAAGACCCATGGAGTCCAAGATGCACTTGAGGATTCTGATATCCCCCACCTCCTCAAGTGTTGGAAGCAACCTACTATTGGAGACCCGATCATTCAGATTGGTGTGTCATTCCGATACTCTGATAACCTTCTAAAGCCGGTGTCTCGCCGTGTATTTGTTCTTGGAACAGTTGACTCAGACCCCGAGTTCGTTTCATGTGCGACTGAACGTCATCTTATTCGGTCATTCTCAGACTTTCTAGCAGAACAGAATCCCGACATCATCTGCGGGTATAACACCTTTGGCTTTGATGATGGCTATTTGGTTGATCGTTGCGAGATTCTAGATATCTCAAATGATGTGACCTTCGGGCGTATCCCAGCATACCAAGGTAAGCATCTTGTTGCAAAGACGTTTGAATTGGCATCTGGGAAGTACGACCTCCGCTACTGGAATGCCACTGGCCGTCTGTGTATTGATCTACTTCTCAATATGCGTCGCGAGCATTCTCTTGACAGCTTCAAGCTTGATAATGTAGCGTCCGTATTCCTGCGAGACAAGGTCAAGAAAATTGAAGGTCGTAAGGTCTTGACAAAGAGTACTCGGGGACTGCGTCCTCTGAACTACGTACGGTTTGAGGTGGTTGGGAATACTACAGATCCGTATCTCGATAAAGTTGTGGTAGAGGAGGTCGGTCCAGACTTCTTCGTGCTGCGAGACGATGTCCTTGGAGACGCTCCCCCTAACCTGGAGTGGACGTTTGCAAAGGACGACGTGGATCCGCACACATTGTTTGCGTTGCATAAGCAGGGTCCCGCTGAACGGGCGCGTATAGCGCGCTACTGTATTCAGGACTGTGACCTAGTTCTGACTCTCATGGCAAAGCTGGATACGCTGGTAAACGCTCGTGGTATGGCCGAGGTTTGCAAGGTTCCCATGAGCTTCGTTCTTCTCCGAGGCCAAGGTATCAAGATCTTCAGTGCGGTTGCCTCCATTGCAGCAACACGGAACCAGATTCTCCGCACACAGGCCAACGGAAATTCTGAAGTAGAAGATTGGTCCTATGAAGGTGCTATCGTCATTGAGCCAAAAATTGACATGTATCTGGACCAGCCTATCAGCGTTCTGGACTTCAACTCGCTGTACCCCTCAAATATGATTGCCTACAACATCTCCCCCGACACTCTAGTTGCGGAACGAGTGTTTGATACGCAAGGAAAGCTAATTTACAAATGGGGAAAGAATGCTGACGAGATGCGTGATCTTCGCAAGGCAGGTTTCGTAATTGACGACATCTCCTACGACAACAAGGTTGAAGAGGTTTGTACTGGTAAGACAATCTGCAGCTACGTTCAACCAGCCGATGCATCACTCAGCACGGGTATCCTACCTCTGGTGCTTGACAGTCTCCTCAAGAAGCGAAAGGAAACTCGCAAACTCGCAGAGAAGACGAGTGACGAGAGTCAGAAGTCGGTACTGAATGGTCTTCAACTTGCTTACAAAGTAGTCGCGAACTCAGTGTATGGGCAAACCGGGAGTCGTACATCGCCTATTCGTAGATTATGTGTGGCAGCCAGTACGACGGCAGCTGGTCGTACACAACTGCTGTTTGCTAAGAAAGTCGTGGAAGAGGAATTTGCTGCCGAGGTGGTCTACGGAGATACAGACTCGATATTCATACGATTCCCAACCAAAGATGTTGGACACAGTATCCTTCTAGGAACTCAGGCAGCCGCGAGAATCACAGAGCAGTGTCGGAAGCCCTATGTCATCGGCTATGAAAAGACGTTCTTCCCATTCATTCTGTTCTGCAGAAAGCGATACGTTGGTATGATGTATGAAGAGGATCCCAATGAGGAGCCTCATCGCAAATCAATGGGTATCGTTCTGAAACGGCGAGATAATGCTCCCATCGTTAAGGAAGTGTTTGGCGGTGCACTTGATATCCTGCTGCTTGACCGAGATGTCAAAAAGGCACAGGCCTTTGTTACAGAGACTCTCAAGAAGGTACTGGAGCACAAGATTTCCCTAGAAAAGTATGTCGTCAGCAAGTCCTTGCGAGATGACTACAAGAACCCCGGACAGATTGCACACAGAGTTCTGGCAGACCGTATGGCGGAGCGGGATCCCGGAAACAAGCCACAGGTTGGCGATCGTATAGCATACGTATACGTTGACGGGCGAGAGGGAAAGCAGGGCGAGCGCATTGATCAGATTGATTATGTCCGCAAGAACAACCTTCGGCCTGATGTTGAGTTCTACATCACGAATCAGATTCAGAATCCAGTTGCTCAGCTGTTCGCATTGTGTATTGAGTCTATGGATGGCTACAAAGCACCCTCAAAGTCATACAAGCAGGTATATGCAGAACTCCTTGAAAAGAACTCTGGAAACACAGAAGAGACTACACTTGATGTCCTGAAGAAGAAAGAGAAGCAGTTGGAGTCTATGTTGTTCCTCAAATCGGCAGTTCTTCAGAACGTGTACCGAAAGAACAAACGGGGTCCCATGGACGCCTTTATCACACGCTGATTTACCTGGATAAGACGTAAGGATGCCAATGTCTCGGCTTGCACTCCTCACTGAAATGGTTCGCGCAGAAGACTCCTTTTTTCGCAATGCGTTCCGTAGCTCTGCGCCGGTAGCAAATGTAGCAGCATATATCTTGATGCGTCAGCGCTTCTACGAACTGGTACAGATTCTCCTGCGAGAGGAAGATGAGCAGACCGTTGCAACTGGAGTTCATATTCACTTTCCGGCTGGTTGGGGAGAGCCTGTTGCTGTACGTGCGACCCCCGCCCAGATTGATAGCGTTTTGGTTCCAATTCCTGCAGATCGGGAGATGACAAGTTGTGCTATCTGTCAGGAGTCGGTAGTCCGAGAGGAAGGTGTCCAACTTCAGGCTTGTCTCCACCAGTTTCATTCAAATTGTATTCGCGAGTGGTTCACACAGAGTGTTCGTTGCCCGGTCTGCCGAAACGATATTCGTGGAAACGACATGGAGGAGTTATGAAGATTGCAGTGTGCACACCTACATACAATCGTCGCTGGGCCTGGGAATGGTCTAGGTTGTGTTTTGATATGCAGGATCACCAAGATCTTGTCTGGGTTGTAGTTGATAACTCGGATACTCCCGAGCAGTCTTGGGGGGTTTCAGAGTCGCATCCAAAGGTTAGGTATACACATATAGAAGGTAAGCGTGCTATCGGAGAGTTGCGAAATATCTGTATTCAGGAGGCTTTAAAAACTGACGCAGACTACCTTGCATTTTGGGATGACGATGACTTCTATGTTCACCACCGATTCTCTCACGCACTGCGTATTCTTAAAGAGAAGCCCGATTGCGAGTATGTTGGCTGTTCTGAACTTCTTCTCCTTCTTGTCCGTGAGAATGTTATTGTCAAAGTTGGGCCCTATGGCGAGAATCACTCTACCGCAGCATCTTGGGTTATACGTAGATCGTATGCCGAAAAGAACGCGTTTGAACCTGGAGCAGTTCGTGGCGAAGAGGCATTCTTTATGCGTTCTTGGCGAACAAAGATGGCAATGATTGAGCCCGCAGATTGCATTCTTGTGATGGGACACTCTGGAAATACCGTTGACAAGAGCCAGGTTCGCACAAAGGCTGCCCAGTTCATGTCAAAGGATGTTAATGCGGCCAATGGTAAGATGGTAGCTCGTATGCAGTGGTTTAAGTCTCCTGAAGTATGGGCTCAATTTCAGTCCACATTTTCTGCCGCATCCAGTGCGAGACCTCTGGGCTCCACTTTAGTGAAACCGATTGTGGCTTCGGAAGCTTGTCCGATCCCCCATATTGCAGTTTCTGCAACATCTGACGAATGTCGTGTTTGCATTCCACAGCCATTGATTCAACGTCTTCCTCAGGAAACAGCTGTTGAATCTCAGCGGCCCGAGGTGGAAAACATCGTAGAATATGGATCCTAGGTTTTTTGAATAAAACTGGAAGTTCATTACACGTGCAGATAACTGGGACGCTCAGATCATCAGAAGATAACCACTCAGACAACCTCCGTTGCGCGTGAGGGTCTGACCCATCAATTTCATCCAACACTAAACAAATACGTTTGCGTTCTCCACGCAGAAGAGATGAGACACTGATGGAACTCCGACTGGAATTCTTGAGTGCCTCAACATCTGCGTAGGATCGCATAGACTGACTTGCATTGATTTCGGTAACATCAAAGCCATATGTATTTCCAGCTGAGATCGCAAGAGTAGTCTTTCCGATCCCAGGGGGTCCTGTTAGCACAATTGCAGAGCGGTATGGCGGACTCTGTAAGTATCGTCTCAAACTTTCTTTAGTATCTGCGTGTCCCACTACGGTTTCAAAGGTTCTCGGACGGCGGGTTTCAGTCCACATGCCTCTTACTCTAGACACCTGCGAAAGTTGCTAAAATGTTAGGGATATATAATGCGTCTTGATGAATCGGATGGAAAAACTCTACTGGTGAATGATGATGAGTGGGTACAGTTTGTAGTCAATGTTCTATCTGCAAATAAGACGAGTTTGGGGAAGTTTCTCGACCCTGTGTTGCAGGGACAGAAGATTGACCATATCCAGAAAGAAAATGACCCATTGGCCCGGAACTTGCTACTCAATCTTTACTTCGTTAATTCCTTTTTACCAAGTCCCGTCCCGGGTAAAGATGAATTTAGTATTCGTAGTATTACGACATTACTTCCATATTTATCGGACATATTGATTGCACAAATGATTTACGTTTTTCCATTCACAGATGATCTCGTAAAGAAAGCTTTGCCGAGGGGGGAATATAATAAAGTTATGGGTCAACTTGATGAAAAGGCATCTGAATTCAGAACTCAGGGACGAAATGCTAAACTGGAGTATGGAATTGTCTCCAACGGAACTGCAAATTTAATGAAACAAACAACTCCCGACTTTAGTGTCCCAAAACTTCCCCCTCCCGAATATCGGGAATTCTTACCGAACTATACTCCGAAGAAAAGCGGTACACGCTCCCGTAAACGCAGAACACGGAAGACCAATAAGAGAAAATACTGAGACTACGTAATGAAGCTTACCAAGTCTAATGGAGAGACAACTCTCGTCGTTGAACCAGGCGAGTTTGACCCATTTTTACGTACTATCGGTTCCTACGACAATGATACTCCGAAAGCACTTAAGGCACGCTTGGGAAAGATTCTTGATCCAGTATTGCAAGGGCAGAAGCTTGATTACATTACGGTCAATAATGACCCATATGGTAGAGGTGAGATTCTAACATATATATATCGTTATCTTAACCTCAAATACGACAATGGAAAGCGTTCGGCTATAGTTCTAGCAGAGTATATATCTGGTCGAGCGATAAGTAGATTGATGGATACATATCCCGGTCTACAAAAGTTATTCAGGCAGGATTACGATACGGTTATGGGTCAACTTAATGAAAAGGCATCTGAATTCAGAACTCAGGGAAGAAATGCCGAACTGCAGTATGGAATTCAAACCGAAGCAGAGAAACGGGGATTGGTAGAAGGTACATACTATGAAGGAGAGAGACTCCCCCCTCCCGAATATCGGGAATTCCTACCGAAGTATGGTGCGCGTCGTTCACGTGTTACACATTCCCGCCCAGTCCGTTCCACACGAAAGCGCAAAGTCACATTGCGAACGATACGTTTGAAGAGTAGGGTTATTCGGTGAAAATGCCACACACTGTGTCGTATACCTTGGTTCACACTTTTTAGTCTTTTCATTGTATGCCCAACGATCGGGGCATACTTGATCTATCTTTGTATTCGCCCCAATACGTATCTCAGGTTTTAGCAGATAAATATAAATAGCAAGGAGGAGCGCCGCTGTCGTAAGCGCAATGATTGCATCGCGAAAAACGCCAGGTTCTCTAAAGAGTGCAATAGTTGCTGCTGGGTTTCGGAATACAATAATACCGAGTCCAAACAATCCCACAATAGCTATACCGGGTGCCATAGCACTCCAAAAGTGAGGATCGCTAAGAGTTTCCCCAAGAGAATTCTTAACGGTATCTGCTCCTGAAACAGCATAGTCTACGCCTGTACGTATATCAGACCCAGCTTGATTAATAGTTGTTGCGAATCCTGGGTCTGCCATCTTATCTGACTATCCAGAAAATGGAGATCCCGCGGGCTCTACTAACTCGTCTATTTAAAGATACCAGGTTTCCACTTGTTCGGCATCATTTGGACTCCTATGATGACTTCCTCTACAAGCGTATTCCTGCACTTCTAAAGGCGTCTAACCCTCTGACACTTCAGCTTGGAGATGATCGTGCAATCCGTATCTTTATGGGAGGCCATTCTGGAGATGACGTTAAATTTGTTCCTCCGACCGATCAGGTTGGGAATTCTGTGGTTCCGCACATGTGCCGCCTTGACCGTCGGACATATTCTATAGATATCGTTGCGACCATTGTAGTTGAGACAACAGTTGGGTCTAAAATAGCAGAACTTGAGATACCTAATTTTGTTGTTGGAAAGATTCCGCTTATGTTGAGGAGCCGTCCTTGCTATCTGACAAATCTTGAGCCTGATGAGGCCTACAAAATGGGAGAGTGTCGGTTCGAGCTTGGAGGCTATTTCATTATCGGTGGATCGGAACGTGCTCTTCTTACTCAAGAGGTTTTGGGAAATAATATGTACTATGCTGGGAAGCGTAAGAATACCTCCAGTGATTCTGGTGGAAAGCGTACACTCATTGAGCATGCCCCAGCATTCAAGGTCAGTTCACCAGAGTATGATTCTGAGATTGAAGTCTTTGCAGCAATTCGTTCTATTTCTGAAGATGGTGCAACGGGACCCTATTCTCACTTTCTGATTTTACCTCCTCGCACAGAGTCCCGTCGTAAGCGTTTGGCACTCATTCAGCTCCCAGGATACGACCAACCCGTACCGCTACTCGCAGTATTTGAGGCTCTAGGAGTGGTCTCCGATAAGGACCTCTATGATACTATTCTTGCTGGGGTCCAGGAGCGGGAGTCTTACGATGATCTCCTGACTGAGCTGATATTCTCATTTTTGGCATTCAAGGAGGAGCTTGGAATGACATCTGCACAGATGTTGGCATCCCGTACTCGTACTCAGAGTGAGTCTCAGGTACTTGTGGCTCTCCATACGACTCTGTTTCCTCACGTTCGGGGAGACTTCCGCAAGAAGGCGTATACTCTGGGCCACCTGACCCGAATGGCAATTGATCTTTCGCTTGATAAGACCAAGCCGTCGGATCGCGAACACTTCAAGTACAAGCGGTTGGATTCTTCTGGAGACCTCTATTTCCAGCAGTTCAAGCGGATATTTACCGAAACCGCTCGTAAGATGTTGACTCTCATGGACAAGCGTCTGACGTACGAGGCGACAGTATACGCTGGAGACAAGCTACAAGAGCTAATTCAACCAGAGACGTTGGGGGCTTTCTGGGCATCTCGCGAGTTTCTCTACGAATTTGAAAAGGCCCACAAATCACAATGGGGTGGCAAGGACGGGGTATCGCAAGAGCTTTCCAGATTGTCTTTTTACAGCACCCTCTCGCAGCTCCGCCGCATCAGTCTGCAGATGGACAAGGCATTGAATATCGCAGAACCCCGTCGGCTCCACTGCAGCCAGTTCGGTCTGGTATGTCCAACCGACAGTCCGGACGGGAAGTCAATTGGATTCATCAAGGCATTTACAACTCTGGCACAACTCGCAACACCCTCTCCTAGCAAGGAGGTTTTGAATAGAATGGAGGGTCTTCTTCCGTTAGAAGTAGTCCATCCGGCAACATGGAATCCTATGTGGACCCGTGTATTTCTGAATGCTGATTTGGTAGGTCTGCTTCCCGGTGATGCCGAAGCCTTTCACAAGAAGCTTCTGAAAGCAAGGCGAGATGGTGAGATAGATAAGTTTGTATCTCTCTCCTGGAATCGTCTAGATAACGTGTATCAGGTCTTTACAGACTCTGGGCGTCCTATTCGTCCCGTGTATCGCGAAGGTGTTACTCCGGGAGCCGTTCTTGCTGCTAAGACCTGGCAGGAGTCTGAAATGTTCTTTGATTGGATTGATGCCGCTGAAACTGAGACAACTCGTCTTTCTATGGAGTCATTTGACCCCCGGCTATCCTCTGAGATTCACCCTTCTTTGAACTATGCACCTTCTGCAGCAGTTGTTCCCTTTTCGGATCACAATGCGGGGACGCGTAATATGTTCTCGTCTGCTCAGCAGCAAAAGCAGGCAGTTGGCTGGTATCACACCAACTTCAAGAAGCGCTTTGATACCATTGCGACTATTCTGAATGCACCTCAACGTCCTCTTGCACAGACCTGGATGTACCAACACGCATTCGGTTGTATGCCATATGGTCAAAACGTTATCGTGGCCATCATGATGTACTCTGGGTTCAATCAGGAAGACAGTGTTCTTGTCAATCAAGGCTCTTTGAAGCGTGGACTGTTTGATACCACCTATTACCATTCCTACAAGTACGAAGAGGAGTTGGTAGACCACGCTATGCAGACGCACACTCAGACGGTCAATCTGACATCAGACAAGTGGGCGGATGTTGTTCGCAAGGCAGATGCAGATTACTCCAAACTGGATGCTGATGGTATTATTCGGGAAGGAGAATCTGTAGAGGCCAACACTGTTCTCATAGGGTTTGTCTCTCCTATCTCAAACCTAGAGGGCATTGTGCAGTCCTACCGGGATGTCAGTGTGACTCCTAAACGGGGCCAGCGGGGGCGCGTTGATGCAGTGTATCGCTACCGGACGGCCGACGGTCTCCTTGGTGTTCAGATTCGTCTTGCCGAGCGTCGTTCTCCTACTCTTGGAGACAAGTTTGCATCTCGCCATGGACAGAAGGGTACTATAGGTGCAATTGTTCCCGAAGAGGATATGCCGTTCAGCAGAAGTGGTGTTCGTCCTGATATTGTTGTCAATCCCCATGCAATCCCAACACGTATGACAGTCGGTCAGCTTCTTGAGAGTACCTGCAACAAGCTTGGTGTCAAACAGGGTGCCTTAACGGATGCAACACCCTTTACGGTCAGCAATCGCATCCCCGACACCGCAAAGTTGATGACTGAGATGGGGTATGAGCCCTATGGAAATGAGCTTCTTTACAATGGCTACACTGGTGAGATGTTTAACGCTCCGATCTTTGTGGGTCCTACATTCTACATGCGTCTGAAGCAGATGGTGGAAGACAAAATCAATTACCGCGATACCGGTGCACGCCAGCGCATGACTCACCAGCCCCCCGAGGGTCGTGGGAATGACGGCGGTCTGCGTATTGGAGAGATGGAACGCGATGTTCTCTTGGCTCACGGGGTTTCCGCGTTTGCCCAAGAAAGCATGATGAAGCGTTCTGATGGAGAGACTGTGGTTTACCAACCGGAAACAGGTCTGCTGACTGCTGACACTAAAAATTTGCAAGGCGAACTTGAGATGCCTTACAGTATGCGTCTTTTTACGCAGGAGATTCAATCTATGCACGTATCTGTGCGACTCCTGACGGATCACTTGGCTCAAGAAGGAGCGCCACTCGGTTGAAGTCGCGGGGCTCTAGCCACTTGCCACTCAATGCCGTGTAGGGGCGGTCGTGGAGGTGTCCGCTAGGGTAGTACTCAAAGTACTTCGGAGTTGCGAACAGACACGCTCCATTCTTGAACTGCACCTCGTAGAAGTTGCCACACACCCATGAGAATGACGTTGACTGACAGAAGTCTATGGTCGTCCGTAGATACTCGCCAGAGGTGTTCTCGTCATCAAGCTTCATAAGAACCTCGATGCTCTTTGCAGCATTCCCCATGATCTGCTTCATGACTGCCGCAGAGTTCTCACGCAACTCTTCCATCTCGCGCTTCTTCAGGAGCCCGAGACGGGACATGCGGTGCTTCTCAAAGATGCTGCCCTGACACCATCCAGCAGGGGGCTGATTCGGAGTCTGGGGGATAGACTCCAGAGGGGGCATGACATTATTCTCTGCCGTCTCAATGAAGGTTTTAGCATTGTCGTGGGAAACAGTCACGAAGCGACCGGCTGCGGTGCTTGTGGGAATCTTGACGCACGCCTCGTCATTCGGAAGGTAGGTGATCTTGATCACCTGCTCGCCAAAGTGCACGTGTGCACCCATGTGGTTGTGAACCACCGCCGTCACGGTATCCATATCAGCGTCAAAGCCAGGAGCAAGATTGTAAAGTGTTGTCATCTTGTGGGGGCTGTTCTATTCTTACCGACTTACACATCCATTTTTGTTAAAAACGGATATACAACCGTATTGACAATTGCGGTGTAAGTCGTATAGATCCTAAAATACATCTAAGATAATGCTACACATACCCTTCAATTTAGTTACACTGGCGGTGTGCATAGTAGGATTAGCAGTAATAGTTGTACTTGCTATACTCTTTAGCAACGTCTAGATGCTCTGTATGAACTCCCACTTCAGATAGTCGCATATCTTTTTCCATATCTGATCGTGGGCAATCAACCTATCTCTTGACTTTAGAAGCGGAAAGTAGACCTTATACTCGTCCAAGTCAAGGAGCTCAAAGAACTTAAATAGGATATAGCTGTACGACAGAAAGTTCGTGCGGTCATTTGGACAGTAGAGAAGAAACGGGGCCTGAATTTCCTGGAACATGGTCCGGATCTTTTCTTCGATTTCGGGAGTAATGGTTGGAGGAGGATTTCCGTTGAGTCTGGATAGGATATGAGCGGCATGTTCATAATATTTACTTCTTCCCAGCTTTTTAAGGATCTCCCTTGCATCCTTTTCATTTAAATCGGCCACATTTGAAATACGCCGTTTCCGAATCTCCAGAATAACTTCATTCATGATCTCATCGGGAATAATGGTACTCTCTTTTGCTTGAAACTGGTTGAGAATCTCGTTAAGATGATTGATCTTCTTGTATGCATAGTTGTTTCGCTCTTTCGGAGGATCGCGGAACGAAGGTAGATCACTGACAATCATGGCATACTCTTCTGACCCACACCGGGGACAGACGAGAATACCCTCCGTAGGCAACTCTTCACGAGCCACATTACACTCATGGCAATGCTCTGTCATCAGTTGGACAACATCTGCACCATTGGATACCTTCATTCGTTGCAGAAACTCATCAAGCAATCCCTTCCGCGAGACCCCAACTTCTCCTGCAGGAGAGTTCATTGCCAGAAACTTTGTGAAGGTGTTCTCGTTTGATGTCTGGAGGGGTGCTGTATTAGACTCAATACCTCCGTAGTAGCTCATCATGAGGTCCAAATTCTTCATATAGTATTCTTTGATCTGATCATCTGAATCCGCCCGACCTTCTAGCTCTCGGAGTGACTGTTCGCACTTTGATCGCTCAACAATTGACATTACATCGGTTGCATTCTTTAGCCGGTCTATTTCTGCATTAAGCTGTCCTGTCTCTAGGATAATAGCCTCTTTTGACTGATCGCGAAACTGCTGGACCACCTCCCTATGAACGGAGTCCAACGTCCCTGCTTTTGAAGCCGCCTGCTCCCGAACCTTTCTTACTCGAAAGTTGTCCATTTACGTATGTATCGTTTATCGTCTGAAAACGAGAACTAACAGAATTCCAGCAAGAATAACTCCGCCAAGCATTGGAGAGTTCATCAGCTCAAACATTTCGGTGGGTTGATTTGCGTACGTTGTCCGATTGTCTTTCATTCCAGCAAGAGTGGTTTGTGCCTCTTCAAGCTGACCCTGCAACTTTGCAAGTTCTGTCTTGTATGTTTTGTTGTCAGGATTCGTCGTTACGAGTTGTTGAACCTCTTTAACCCGCCCTTGCAGACGCGTAACCTCTGACGCAGATGCTGCATCTGGATTTGTAGGTTCGGGAACTAACGTACATTTGCTTCTGTCAAAGTCTGGAGACAATCCAGGTGCTATATATGCGGTATCTCCATTAGATCTGTCGGTTACCTGACACTTGTACTTCTGGCAATTTGGAGTCGCATCTGCCTTCATGGCCTTGTAAAGGTTTACAGGATTCATCGCGAATACATCATCCATCACACCTCCAACAAGACCTCGCCCAAGAACTCCGCCCTTCGGAATATTACTAACAAACGACTTGCGCTGCTCTAGAGTTCCGCTCGGACTGATACACATTCCACCAGTGTTCACGAGATAGCTGTCTCCAAGAGGATTCTTAGTATATCCCATAATGTCAACATAGTTGAACGCACCGCGAACATTCGTAGCAACTTGATCAAAACTACCATCTTCTCCGATTCCAAGAGATGTTGTCTCTGGAATTCTGCTAGTATAGCTATAGCTGGGACCTACTATGCTACCACTTGATCCAAGATTGTTCCAGACACTACTTGTTAGTGCCGCCATTGTCTCAACCGTGAGGTTTTAGAAATGCAGTCACCTGCGACCAAAATGCAGGGTTTGACAGAGCACATGGACGCTGAGATATCATTGATCTTGCAACTTCGCTCATTGGATACCCAAATCTCTTACATACGAACGCAATAGCAAGATATGCAGACCGATTAATTCCACATTGACAGTGAACGTATATATTCTTACATGTAGGATCCCTCAGAAACGTTAGCATGGTTGCTTCAAATGCCGGATACCAGCTGAGAATTGAAACGTCTAAGGCATCAACTGCATTCAGTATAACATAGTTTGATGGGTATTTCTTCGCAAACCATTCGGGACCATCTTCTGTTGTTGCACAGTTGATGACATGGGTATACGACCGATGCTTGGAAAGTTCCTCAGTAAACTGACAACCTGCGCCTACATAAATACGGGGGTACAGGCATGCTATAGGGTCCTGTCGCCACCCTTTTGAAGGTCTCCGATAATAGACCAATGAATTGAAGTCCATTCTTGTTTTGAAGTCCATTATAGTTAAACAAGAGTACCAATAAGTGTGGACAATACATACGATGCTGCAACTGCTGCTGTACCTAGAACACCAACACCGGTCCAAGAAGGAACGCCCCCCGATGTGTAGGTGTTTGGAATATGTTGGAGGAGCAGGCTACGTGGTGCAGACATTGAAATCAAACAGGCTGCCACAAAGAACGCAATATACTGGGCAAGATTGCGAAACGCATACTTCAAAACCGGCATCTGGGGGATGTAGCTGACCGGGATAGGTGAATTTACAGGCTGAAACGTAGACATCGGGTGCTGTGGAGGCACCGACTGAGGTCCCTGCGGAGGAGGCAGAATACTGTCAAGGGAAGTTGAATCTTCCATGTTTATACCGTTGACGAGAAATGACACGACGCATCCTCCACGCGATATCTGTAGCACTTTCCATCGTGTTTTGAAACAGTATTCTGAAGCTTTTCAGGTGGAACCGCGAGAACTGATTCAACTACGTATGGGCGATGCAAGAATAATACAGCAATTCCGAATCCTATCAAGAAGCTGAAGAATACAGAGCCTCTTGAGAGAACTCTCGGTACATCCACGTGAGGAATCTTCATTTGTGTTGAAGACCGAGAAGATTGAGGGAGTCAGTTTCGGCGGTACATGCAACCTCCGAAGCTTGGACTCGGATACAGCCCGTATCCAGCTTATAGGTTGTATCGTCATGAGGAGTAGGTGCATGGCGGACTGTACGAGTCGGGGGTGCCATGACTGCTGAAATAACAACTCCTACAAGAGCCCCTGCAAAAAGGTACGGCAAACTAAAGTACATTGTCTCAACCCGAGACAATAGCGTCAGATACCTCTTTAGCAGCGGCGGGGGCAGCAGCTGCAAGACCTGATAGATCACTGCTGGATATCAGTCGGTAAAAAAAGACTATCAATGGGACACCCCAGAGACCAAAATAAGGAACTACTAGAGCAACTGCAGTCAGTATGTACCCTATGATAGGATCAAAGATGGTTGTTCCAACCTTGTATGCAATTCCAACACCCAAAATATGTAGAAATGTTGAAAGTCCGCCGAGAATAGTCGTAAAGACTGATGTTGTGGCGTTTCCAACAACTGCCCGAGGAGATGCCGCAGCTGCAGCCGGAGCTGTAGTATACACTGAAAAGGTACTCCCATCTG